GATACAGCGCCATCTTCAGAACCGAGGCGCCGAAGTTGTAGAAGCGCCCGGCCCACTTCAGCAGCTTGCCGGTGCGGGCATGCCGCTCCTTCTTGACGCGCGCAATGCGCGGCGCCGAGTCCTCGCCGCGGCCACGCACCATGATCAGCCGCGAGCGCGGATGCTTCTTCGCCCAGCCCCACACATCCTCGGTCCAGGCGTTGCCGTCGATCGCAGCGCGACTGATACCGACGCGCCGGCCGACAGCGTTCGGCCAGGTCTGGATCAGCAACGCATCGAGCCGTTGCCGCGTGGTCTCGTCGGAGATGTGACCGGGGAGCACCCCGTAATCAATGACGAAGCGTCGGAAATCGCGGCCCCATCCGACCAGCTGCCACTCGACACGGTCCGCCTGGCAGTCGATGCCGAGCGTGGTGACGAGCGCGCCATACGGGATCAGGCCGCGCGGATAATGCGATTCCGCTGCGCGGTCCCGCAGCTTCTCCCATGGCGGCGCCTCGCCCTTCGCCTGGTAGGCCTTACCGCACGTATCATTGAGGAAGGTCTGCTCGGCCGCACTGTCACCCTTGACCCGCAGCCATTCCATGGCGATGCGCGCCCAGGACTGCAGGTAGGAATACGCCGACCAGATCCAGAATGAGCGATGGAAGCGCTTGGCTTTGGCATTGTGCGCACGCCAATCGAGGCCGGCGAGCAGGCGTGGCCGGTGATGCTCCTCGATCGGAAATCCGCAGGCGCTGCAGGTGAAGTGCGCCTTCTCCGGATGATCCGGATTGAGATTCGCCAGCATGTTCTCCCACTCCAGCACCTGCATGGTCTGGCATTGCGGGCACGGGACGTAGGGCTGCTCCTGGCTGCCCTGCTCATAGCTCTTGGTGACACGGCATCCCGGCATCACCAGCGGTGTCGAGATCTTCAGGATCTTGGCGAACTCGTCCGCGCGCGATCGGTTGTCGGCCTGCATCTCCGGATCGCCGGCGGTGTTCATCTCCCACTTGGCAAGATCGTCCTGCACTTGCCGGCGCATCGTGACCTGCGACAGCGAGGCCGGCGAGTTGGCGCCGGAGATCAGGATCGCGCCAAGTCCGTCGACGTGCTCCTTCATCAGGATGGTGTTGGCGCCGTCGCGCGAGCCCGCCGGGAAGATGCGATTAAGCGCCGTCGTCCCGCGGATCATCGGCAGCAGCTTCAGCTTCGACCAGCGCACCGCGTTCTGCTCGGTCGGATGCGTGTAGAGGAAATCGCAAGGGTCCATGTGCATGGACCCGCCGGCGAAAACGTTCGCGATCACAGTCTTCCCCAGTTGGGCCGAGCCCGCCAATGTCACCACGCGACAAGGATCGTCGGGCGACAGCGCGCGCAGGATCTCGTCGAAATACGGGAAGAGCTTGCGGTTGTACGGTCCCGGGAACGGGCTCTCGCGCCGCGTGAAGACGATGTTCTCCTCGGCCCACTGCACGTAGTCGACGGTCGGCGGCGGCTCGATTGCCGCGGCCATCGCTTCCATCGCCAGGCGTTCGGCATTTGCGATCTGGATACACATCAGGCGGCTTCAGTCTCGTCATGGTCGCTGTCTGCGAACTCGTAGTCGACGACATCAGGCAGTTGCTCGGCCTGCGCCCGGGCCGCGCTCGCCGCGCCCGCGCGCACCTCGCGAAACTTGGTGCGCAACAGATGCAGCACGTCGCGCTGTGGCAGCTGCCACTCCGCCGAGATCGCCGTCGCGAAGTCGGACAGCGCGCCCTCAAACGTCGTGATCAGCTGCGCCGTCGCACGGCCGACCAGCGCCTTCGCCGCCGCTGCATCTGTCAGCATGCCGGCGGCGATCGCTTCCTCGCGGACGCCCTTCCGATTGTCGCGCTCCAGCTGCTCGAGGCGCTGCCGCTTGATCTTCTCTTCCAGCGACTCGGTCACCGGCAGGACCGGCAGCGCCCCGGCCGACGCCGCCGCTTGAAGCGGCAGCATGTCGCTGCCCGGCGCCGGCGCTACGGCGGCTGGCGTGGCCACGGGTGCGGGCGGACCGCCCAGCTGCGTCGACAGCCCGTTCGCGGTCATCTGCATCGGGTCGAGCCGCTGGCGCAGCTGCGCACACGCCACACTCTCGCGGATCTGCGCCGACCGCCCCTCGCCCACAATCGCATCGGTCGTGATCTTGCCTTCCGACAGCCACTGCGACACCCGCCCCGCCGACACACCACGGCGCCGGGCGAACTCGCCCTTGCTGATCACGTCGATATCGAGCGCCGCGTTCACTCTTGAGGCTCGCCTTTAGGCTGGTCTTTAGGGCTGTTTAGGCTCCCGAAATCGGCTGCCGCTGCCGAGCCGCCGCGGTTCGAATTACTCGCGGGCGGATTTTTTCTGGGAGGACCCGTGCCAACCTGTGAGGATTGTTGCAATGCACTTGCTAACAAAATTGCTGGAACGGAAAGCGAGGTGCGAACGGAGCGGGGCTTGTCAGTGCCGCCCGGCTCGCACCCCAGTCCCAGGGAGGAAACGCCCATCGAGGGCAGCGGCAGCGCGATGCGCGACCGCATACCCTATGGCACAAACGAAAACGCCGCCGGCTATGGCACGACGACGTTTCGGTTCTGCGATCCGCGTGCAGCTGCCTATAACAGGTTTCATACCTGCTCGGGCCGACATTCCGCGCCATCCCAAACTCAACATCGGCAGCGCGGATAACGGGAGATTTGTTCAACAACTATCCGAAGTTCGAAAGCTCGCTGGGATGCTTCGGCTCAGAAAAGCCGCGCACTCAGATTCGGTCCGGTCAACTCCGAAAAACTACGGGTCTGGGCAAAAGCTGGAAAACCCCGACATTTTGCGCCGAGCATGAGGGATAGGTATATATGTAGATGGTCCCGCCTCGCAGACTACCAATCTTGGACGGGACCATCTTGCAGCAACCAAGCTAGGAGCTTGATCACTATGACGACGAATGGAATAGCATCTCCTCCGTTGGATCGCGAGGAGTACAAAAAGAGAATCGCGTGGTCAAAAACGCAGCCGGCCCCGCTCTGGCCGGCTGGTTTTCGAGTTGATTGCGATGGGGTCCCTATCCAATGGAATCAGTACGGGAAACTGACCGAGTACGGTTGGGAAATCGATCATATACATCCGACTGCACTCGGCGGGCCAGACGCGCCCCATAACGTTCGCGCTAGGCACTGGCGAGGCAACCGATCCGCCGGAGGTATTTTAAGCGGCATTCTCGGGCTTCGATAAAGGCAGATCAGCCCACGCGCTCCGTAAGTAGCGTCTATTGTTGCTTACGGAGCGCTCTTTCGTTTTTTGACCGACCATCTTTTTTGCACTTCGCGTGGCGCCACTGCATACTCTCCGTAACGCATAAACTTTCGTACAATGGCCGGGCTTGGCATCGCATAACCATTGCGTCGCACATGAGCACGTAGGGCTCATTGTGAAGCGAGTGTCTCAGTTCTCTCGCCGTCGAGGACCTTGGGCTGGGATCCGGCGACCCGCGCCGGGCGATGCTTGCGTCCGCTCGATCTGACGCGGAAGGACCGTGATCGGCACCTTCCGCCCCATCAGTTCGACCTCAACTACGATTCGGCCATCGGGCGCAAGCCTTTCAATGCGGCCTTCAGGCCAACGACCCACAAGGTCATCGACGAACCTCACCCGTTCGCCGACCCTGAAGTCGTGCTGGACCTTTTCCCCGCATCGCTCATTGAGGCCGATCGCGATCTTGCGAATGATCACCAGATCGGCTTCTACAATGAACAGCGGCCGACCCGCATCAGTCCTCGCGATATCAATCGCTCCGACGATTCGGCGCAGCAGCATCTCGAAGTCAATATCGAGCGACGTGCTTGCAAACACATAGCCGGGCAGCACGGCCGTTCGCCGCGTCCTGCGCACGAGGCGGTTGGTGCCGCGCTCCCGCTTCGCTTCCAGATGCTCATAGCTGGGCCACTCCGCACTCACGCCGTGACGCCGCAGTCCATCGACCGCATCGCGCTCACGGCCGAACCGCGTGATCACAAAATAGCTATCGGGCGCCTCGGCCAACACGAGCGGCTTGTATTCAATTCCCGTGATCTCCTGCAGAGCACCGCGCACCTGTTCGAGGTTTCCGTTCTCACTCATGACGTTCTCCAACATCTCGAAATCCCCTCGATTTGCTGGACCTTCCAAAACAACCGCCGCCTTGCCTAAGGGCGCCGTCAAACCTCGAAAAGAATGGTTCAAGATTAGAACCATTTCTCCCGGGAGGATCGTCGGGAGCTTGCGGGAGGATTATCGAAGCCGCCTGCAAACTGAAATAGTTGATAGTTCAATGGCTTGTTTTCTCTTTTGGGAGGAATGGGAGGATTGGGAGCTTATTTCCCTATGAACATTTATGCGCTCGCGCGCCCGCACATGTGTAGCCGTAGAAATAGCTCCCGAAACTCCCACAAGCTCCCAAACGTAAGCAACTCAACGGCTTAGTTGCGAATCACAAGCTCCCATTCCGGGAGGATCGGGAGGATCAGATCTCCATGTCGACAACCTCCTCATCGTTGTTTTCGCGCGCCTTGATTGGCTTGCCCTCGAAGTCGACGAAGTCGTTCACGGACTTGACCGCCTTCAGATCGAGCCACCAGACCACATCGGACTGCTTGCGCGTGTAGCCGCGCTCATCCATCGCCATCGAGAAGCCGCGCTGCTTCCATGCCGTTTCGCCCGCCGACGTGCACCAGGCGACGTAGAGCTTGTAGAGTTCGCTGGACTGCACGCGACCGCCGGGGCTGGAAGCCACACAGGCGGCCAGGAACCGGCCGAGCGGATCGGAGGCGCTACGATAGTCCGCTGTCGCCTTGAGCACGTCCTCGGGCTCCTGGAGGCCCTTGTCGAGCCACACGCGCAAGCCGTCGAGCAGGCGATTGAGAACGCCGGAGGCCTCGGCTTTCAATTTGCCGATCAAATGAGAATCCCGCTCCTCCCTTGGGATGGTCACGTTGAACGGCACCAGGCGCACGCGGCGCCAAATACCCTCGTCCGTGCCGGAGATCATCGGCCGGTAGTTGCCGCTCATCGTCATCTTGAATTGCGGGTAGAACCAGAACAGCGGCCGGTTGAGATCGCGCGCGGACATTTCCTCGCCGCCCGTGACCAGCTTCACCATCGCCTCGGCAAGCTTCGAGTTTTTCTCAGCCTCGGAGGTACGCAGCATTCGCACCCCGGGCAGAATGGCAAGATCCGGCGTCGCCTGGCTGCCGTTGCGCGGCTTGCCATGGTCGAGGAAAGTCTCGATCGGCAGCGTCTTGCCGTAATCGCCCGCGACATAGGACACAGCATCGACCAACACGCTCTTGCCGTTGCCACCCTTGCCGTAAAAATAGACCAGCTTCTGCTCGCTGACGTCGCCGGTCAGCGACAGGCCGAACCACTGATGCAGGAAATCCCGCATGCGGGCTTCCGGCTGGATCCGCGCGAGGAATGCGTCGTAGACCGGCGCCGGCGCATCAGGAACGAAATCGACCGGCGCAAGCTTGGTGATCAGATCGGCGGGATCATGCGGCTTGAACTGGATGTAGTCATCATCAGCGTCGCTCTTGCGCACGACGAGCGTACCGTTCCTGACGTTGATGCGGAACTTGTCCGCATCGAGCTCGCCGATCGACACCGCCAGATACGGCGCGCCGCGCTTGGACAGTGCGCCCAGTTTGTTGACGGCTTCCGAGCTGCGGCCCCAGCTCGCGATCTTGTCGGAGTACATCAAGCCTTTCTTTTCGTCGAACAGCCAATCGCGCCCACCCTTAACTGGCTCAGACCCATCCTTGGGGCCCGACGCGCGCACGGCCTTGGCCTCCTCCTGGATCATCCGCACCGTGTCGTGCTCGGCGATCTTGACCACCTCCTCGGCGCCATCACGGCTCCAGCGCTTGCCGTCCCACACCAGCCAGCCGATTGCCGAGCACCACAGCAAGCGATCACGGTAGCGTTCGCGAAAGCGCTCGGCGTTACCGAGGTCCGTCAGCGGAAACAGCGCCAGACGCAGGTTGCGCGGACCGGCGCCCTCCGCCGGCGGCTTGCGTTCGCCGCCCCCGCCCCCCTTGTTAGACGCCGATGCGGCTGTTGCTCCCGTTTGGGAGCTTGGCTTGCCTTCCACGTCAGCACGGGGCGCGGGGGCGGCGACGGAGGAAGCGGCCGGCCTGTCCTGTGAGGAAGGCGAGCGGACGGCCGCGAGACGCGGCCGCCTTTCCCGATCCGCCGCCGCGCGGCGGATCTCGCCGAGATCGCGCGGCTGCTTCCTCCCGGCGCGGAAACCGGATTCGATCGTAGCCCGCACCGCGCGCAGACCATCGTCACGGATCAGACCGCTGTCGGCGGCCGCCTGCTCAAGCGCGGCCCGCACGAAGCCCTCGACGAGCGCACCGGCAGCGACCAGTTGTGCCAGCTTGAGCGATGCGATGTTGAGCGCATCGTTGCGGCCGCCGGGTTGCGCCTGACGCACGCTCTGCAGTTCGGCATCGAGCGCCGAGAGACCATATTTGCGAACGGCATCCTCACCGGCCGCCAGCGATCCGCCCTCGCCCTCCGGCGGTTTCACCTTCGCGGCCGCACGAGCACCGATCCCGCCGCCGGCGGACGGTGCCTCCGCAAAACGTCCACGCCGCAGCACCAGGTCGAGCAGTGCCGCAGGCGCCGGCGCGACCTCGGCGACGTCGCCCCAAGCATAGGCCACGCCATCCTTTCGCAACGATGGCGGCGCGATCACATAGCCGCCGTCGCCGCGAATATCGATCCGTGAGCCCTTGCCAAGCAGACCGGCGCGATTGCCGATCTCTGCATCGTCAGGATACCGGAAGTAAAGATGCTCGCCACCGCGCGGCGTCGTAACGAAGCGTGTCGCCGGCAGTGCCGTGCCGATCGCCGCCTCGAGCTGGCTCTTGATCGCCGCCGCTTCGAATACCTCGCCGGTGTCTTTGTCGACGCCGGCGTCGACGTCGACCACAAAGGCGCCGATCGCGCGCCCAGTCGGCAGGCCGATCATCGCCTGCGGCCAGCGCGTCCACCACGCGATGATCTGCGCTTCATCCGCAGTCGCCAGCTTCAGACCGCCCTCGCCCTCCTTGTCGCTTTTCACCAGCGGTTGCTTGGTCGCGGGATGGCACGGGAAGACGGGCCACCCTCGCGCGGCATAGGCGCGCGCGTGCTCGAGCAATGTCATTCCGCTTCGACCTCGGTCTCTTCTTTCGTGTTTTCCTTCGCCAGCGCCGCGAGCTTGATTACGCGCATCTGGTCCAGCCGATTGGCAATCGCGTGTTTCAGGCTCTGGTCGCTCTCGATCGCGTCGATCAGGCGCACCACGCCCATCAGGTCGTCACGGATCGCGACCTGGTCGTTATCCGCTGTCCTGGCACCAGCGGCGACGCGCGCGTCCTGGCTGATCTCGATGCGCTCGGCCTCGAGCCAGGCGGTCAGCTGCATGCGGGCGAGTGTGGTACGGCCGGGAGGCTTCATTTTTCGTCGGCCTCGCTTTGGGTGGCGATCGGCACCACGCCGGCGGCGTTCAGCCAATCGCCGATTTTGTTGATCGCTTGGCGCTGAGCGTCGGCGATATCGCGCGCCGGCAGCCAGGCCCGCGAATGCGCCTCGGGCAGCCAGATCCGGAAGCAGGATTCGAAGCGGCCGCGGCCGCCCGGGATCGGCGTGATCTCGCCGACCTGGACGCGGCCAAGCATGATGCTCTCGCGCCCAGGCGACAGCCGCGCGAACGCCACCACGCCCTCGTGCAGATCCTCCGGCATGTCCCCGCCCCCAACCGCCGTCAGCGTTTCTTCGCCGTCCTCTTCGCGGACTTCTTGGCAGCTGCGGCCGCGCGCTTCGCGGGCGCCTTCGGCTTGGCCTTGGCCTCGATCGCCGTTTTCTTTGCTGCCGGCTTCTTGCCGCCTTCGATCGCCTTGAGCGTCACAGCCTTGACCGGCGGACCGTCATAGCCTTTTGGACGCAGCTGCACCGGCAACCAGCCGGTCGGCGGCACATTTTCGACCGCGAAGGCGACGATGTCCGCCTTCGGCTTCTTCTCCTGCTGGCGCGCGAGATCCGGACCGAGCGCCTCGGCAATGGCCTTCAGTGAAAGCGCCTTGCTGACCCCTGCGAAGTAATCCTTCGCATCGAACACGCCCCGGAGCGCCGGATTGATCAGCTTCGGGTCGAGCGCGTTACAGATCGCGATCGCGCCCGAATGCTTGTCGTCCTGGTCGAGCGATCGGTTCTG